GGATTAACAACAAATGATATTTTTGTTCAAGTTAACAGCGGCGAAGCAGAATGGAACGATTCAACTGACGAAACAGGTGAGTTAGTAGACTATGTGCCTTTCCGTAGAGCGGCAGGCGTAGGTTCTGTAACTGAGATTGTTTCAAACAAAATTACAGATAAAACTGACGCTGGTTACTCAGATGGCGATGAAATAAGAATGGCAGAAACTGTTCTTAACCTGACTGCAACTGCAAACACAGCATCGAACTTACTTAATCAAGCAACTGTTAGAATAACAGGAACGGATGCAGATGATTTTGTAACAGCGATCAGTGCGGCAAACTTTGATCATATCGAAGCAGAATATGACGCAACTGCAAAAAGAATCAAATTAAGACACGCACTGGGCGGAAACATTTACTTCTCAGACACAACTGGTACAGCAATGGCTGACATAGGATTTGGCACAGCAAAAGCAAATTCATATGGTAGCAATTCAGATCTATCAACTGAAAAAATTGCTAACTTGTATGTTGCTCCAACTGGAGACAAAGATGACTATTCAACAACAGTAATGGCTGACGGATCAACACTTGATGAGTCAGAAAGAACATTTGCTTTCCTAGCATCAAACTGGAAGCCAGTTGAAAATACTCCAGATTCAGGCACTACATTTACAGCAATACAAAGTGTACCAGCACCAACAAAAGATCCAGCAGACAATCAACTTTGGTTCAGCACAACTGTTGATGAAGTTGATATCTTAATACACAATGGCACAACATGGACAGGATACCAAAATGTTGCGTCTGATGCCAGAGGATTTAACTTAGGCAACACAGATCCAAATGGTCCGCAAATATCTGCAAGTGAGCCAACTACACAGTCAGATGGCACAGCACTTGTTGATGGTGATCTATGGTTAGATTCATCTGATTTGGAAAAATATCCGAAACTTTACAGATATGACAGTTCAAAAAATGACGGCGAAAACTTTGTGTTAATTGACAACACAGACCAAACATCACAAGATGGAATACTGTTTGCAGACTTTAGATTCCATTCAAATGGTACTAAGGACGTAATTACAGAAGAAACACTGATAACTGATTTATTAACGTCAACTTACCTTGACATAGATAAGCCAGATCCTGCACTGTATCCAAAAGGAATGCTAGGATTCAACTTGCGTAGATCAGGTTACAATGTTAAGAAGTTTAGAAATGAGTACTTCTCAAGAACAAACTTCCCAAGCACAACTACGTATCCAACTCTGCCAACTGAAAAAGATGCATGGGTAAGTGAGTCACCATTAAAAACTACTGGTGCTCCATTCATGGGTAGAAAGGCACAACGTAATGTTGTAGTTGAAGCAATGAAATCAACTGTTGAATCAACAACTGCTTTAAGAGAAGAGCAAAGAGAATTTAACTTGTTAGCGGCACCTGGTTATCCAGAACTCATAACAAACTTAGAAACTTTAAATGCTGATAGAAAAGACACAGCATTTGTTGTTGGTGACACTCCATTTAGACTTGAGCCTAATTCAACAGCAGTAACGAATTACGCAAACAACGTAAACGGTGCCGCTGACAATGGCGAAGATGGATTATTAACAACCGATGCATTTACAGGTGTATATTATCCATCAGGATTTACAACATCACTAGCAGGCGAATCAGTTGCTGTTCCACCATCACACATGATGTTAAGAACTATTGCATTTAACGACCAAGTGGCGTTTCCATGGTTTGCTCCTGCAGGCGTAAGACGTGGTAAAGTAGACAATGCAAGTTCAATTGGACACATCAACTCAGAAGGCGAGTTTGAAACTACAAACGTATCAAGTGGATTAAGAGATTCACTGTACAGTGTCAACATTAATCCAATTTCATTTGTAACTGGCACAGGCTTAACTGTGTTTGGTCAAAAAACAAGACAACTTACAGCATCATCTCTAGATAGAGTAAATGTTGCTAGATTAGTTGCTTTTGTAAGATTAAACTTAGATAAACTTGCTAGACCATTTATATTTGAACCAAATGACACACTTACAAGAAATGAGATCAAACAATCAGTTGAATCATTCTTGTTAGAACTTGTTTCACAAAGAGCACTGTTTGACTTTGCTGTGGTGTGTGATGAAACTAACAACACTCCTGCAAGAATAGATAGGAATGAACTGTATGTTGATGTAGCGATTGAGCCAGTCAAAGCAGTTGAGTTCATCTTTATTCCTGTAAGATTAAAAAACACAGGGGAGATATCCGCCCTTTAAAAAGGTATAACAAGGACAATACTATAGAGCATAGTAAATACAAATAGGAGATAAACAAATGGCAATATCAACACTTTCAAAATTTACAGTACCATTGGCAAGCGATCAATCATCAGGCTCACAAGGCTTGTTGATGCCAAAATTACAGTATCGCTTTAGGGTGATACTTGAAGGCTTTGGTGTTTCCACTCCTAGGTCCGAACTTACAAAACAAGTTGTTGATGTTACTAGACCAAACATTACATTTGATCAAATAACTTTAGATGTTTACAACTCAAGAGTGTACATGGCTGGGAAACACACATGGGATCCTATTACACTTAATGTAAGAGATGATGTTAACAACGAAGTTACAAAACTAGTCGGAGAACAACTACAGAAGCAATTCGATTTCTTCGAACAATCATCTGCCGCTTCTGGAATAGACTACAAGTTCACAGCAAGAATAGAAATGTTAGACGGTGGCAATGGTGCTGATGCGGCTAATGTGCTTGAAACTTATGAGATTGCTGGTGCTTACTTAGACAATGTACAGTATGGCACATTGGCTTATGCTACTTCAGATCCAGTACAAATTACAATGTCTATCAGATATGATAACGCAATTCAAACTCCAAGAGGCACAGGAATTGGATCAGACGTTGCAAGGACACTTGGTACTGCTGTTACTGGTGGCGGATTATAATCCACACACATTTTAGTTCAATAAATATCTTATATGGCGAACTTTAGAAACAACTTTCTTGACCAGTTAGTTGGTGGCGACACCATGAAGGATTACAAACATGCGGCACGTTTGTATCTTGATGAGGCTTTTAGACTATCACCTAAGAATCAATTTTTATATCACGTTGTGTTTAATATTAATCCAGCGGCCACAGGCAACATGCTTAACGCGGCCAAAGGTGAGCAAATAGAATTGGGTATGTTGGTAAAAAGGATTGATCTACCACAATACAGTTTTAACGTTGAAATGAAAAATCAATACAATTTTAAAAATTATGTCCAGACAGGCGTAACATATAATCCTGTAGCAGTAACTCTACATGATGACATGGGCGATGTGGCAGCTGCCTTTTTCAAATCATATTATCAACATTATCTCACAGACACTAATCATAGAGAAGCAGAGTATAATAGAATCAAATTTGATAATGATAGAGTCAAGCAACCAAGTTACACCAGATGGGGTCTTGACACAGGCAATGATGAAAGATTTTTTAATTCAATATCAGTATTCCAATTACATAGACAACGTTTTACTGAATACAGATTGTTGAATCCGATTATTAATGATTACAATAATGGCTCAATGGATCAAGCGGCAGGTGGCGGCGTTGGTGAGCAGTCTTTTTCAATTTCATATTCTGGGGTAATCATGGAGGTGGGAGCAGTGCGTAAAGACAACCCACAAGGCTTTGCCACTTTACATTATGATAATTCTCCATCTCCTATATCACCTTTAGGTGGAGGTACTGATAGCATATTTGGAGCCGGCGGTTTGCTAGGTGGAATATCCACTGCCTTTGGATTGGCAAAAGAAGGAAACTTCTTAGGCTCGGCCTTAGCTGCCTTTACAACATACAAAAACTTTGATCGAAAAAACTTTAAAAAACAAGCTAGGGAAGAAATATTTGGACTTGCTGGCACATTCTTAGCAGGAGCAACGAATAATCTAGGAGCAACAAGTAGGCCTGGTGTCAAGTTTCCTAAGGACACAAGGAAGAGAAGACGTGAAGCACAACCAATAGACTCACAGTTAAACAACGTAATAAAAGAGCAAACTGTTTCCAAAGAAGACAAACAAATTAATCTAACTCCGTCACAAGCAAAAAATTACATTTCATTAAATGAAAATGCCAAAGAAAAGTTTGCAAAATATGAAAGTTTTAGGCGAGCTAACAGTTTATCTCCTAACGAAATAGAAACAGAATGGAAAAACTTGACTACCGCAGAGAAAAACACTTATCTCAACAATGCATCAGCAGATGTAGAATTATTAATCAAAAGAGGTGAATTAATTTATCCTATCAACAAAAACAAATATAATTCTGTTATTGCACAACAAGGTAACAGCACAGTAACAACAGACACCACGGTGTCTAGTGCAACTGTTGAATCTTCTGTCAGCACAGTAACTTCAACAAACAGAGGAGGTGGTTACTAATGGCATATAGAACAGCAAGTCCATCATCCACTGCTGATGTAGCAAAGGCACTCAGTAATGTTGGCATAGGAGCAGAAACAGGTGATAAGGCAACTATCGCTTTTCTTTCGGGGCTAGGTGATGCTCCTATTGAACTAAACGCGGCTGAATACGATGCGGCCAAAGCATTTTTTCAGCAAAGAGGATATGACGATACTGCTTCAGAGTCTATTGCCTATGTTTTATCAAGACAGGCTAAACTTGACGGAGTAAGCGTGATGAAAATTTTAGATACACTAAATGCCGCAGGATCAGATCCTGTGACACTTAACAACTTAGTAGGTGAAATACTGAACTTAAACAGATTCAAGACGTCTATTTTAGGTTACAAAAGTCCAAGCACACAGAATACTTTAACAAAACGTAATATCAAGGCATAAAATGAGTCGTTGGGCAAGAGGACCATTTACTCCTAAGTACCCAGACAAGTACATAGGCAAAAAAACTCCAACGTATAGGTCATCATGGGAATGGGCGTTTATGAATTTTTGTGATAACAATCCTTCTATCATAAACTGGGCATCCGAATCAATAAAGATTCCTTATAGACATCCGCTGACTGGTAAACAGACTATCTACGTGCCGGACTTTTTTATTTTGTACAATGGAAAAAACAAAAAAAGGACAGCCGAACTTATTGAAGTAAAACCAAATAACCAAGCAAAATTAGAGAGTATAGGAAAAAATGCACAGAATCAAGCGGCCTACATTGTAAACAAGGCAAAATGGGAAGCCGCGGGCAAATGGTGTAAAAGGCAAGGCATTCGTTTCCGTGTTATCACCGAAAGTGATATCTTTAAATAACGCAATGACGAAAAAACTAGAAGAAATATTTGATTTAGAAGATTCAAGCAATCAAAAGGACATGGCCCTT